GCAACACCTACGGCGAGCTGCGCACGACGACCGTCAAGACGTGGCAGCAGTGGTTCCCGCAGAGCATCGGCAGCTTCAACCAGCAGGCACCGATGACGCACCGGCTGAGCCTTGGCGACATCGAGTGGGAGGTGATCTTCCTCGCGCTCGATCAGCCCAAGGACGTGGCGAAGCTGCTGTCGCTCGAACTGTCCGACGCATGGGTCAACGAGGCGCGCGAGGTGCCGAAGGCGGTCATCGATGGCCTGACCGGTCGCGTCGGGCGCTTCCCTGCGGTGCGTGATGGCGGCTGCACAAATCCGCAGATCCTGATGGACACGAATCCGCCGGACTCGGATCACTGGTGGTATCGCTTGGCCGAGGAAGACACGCCGCCGGAATGGTCCTTCCACGCGCAGCCGTCCGGGTTGAGCGAGCAGGCCGAGAACCTGCACAACCTGCCGCCGCGGTACTACGATCGCGCGGCTGCCGGCAAGACCGACGACTGGGTCAAGGTCTACGTGCGTGGCGAATACGGTTTCGTGCAGGACGGCAAGCCCGTCTACCCCGAGTTCGTCGACTCGCTGCACGTGCGCGAGTTCACCCTCAAGGAAAAGCTCGGCCTGTACATCGGGATGGACTTTGGCCTCACGCCGGCCGCGGTCATCGCGCAACGCCTGCCGATCGGCCGCTGGGTCATCGACCGCGAGGTCATTGCCGAGCGCATGGGCGCAATCAGCTTCGCCGAAGAGCTGCGGCGCACGCTCGATGAGCATTACCCGGGCTGGAAGGTCGTTCGCAACACCGGCGATCCGGCCGGCAATCAGGGGCAGGCCGGCGACAAGGAAGAGCGCACGATCTTCGAGATCATGCGCGCGCACGGCGTCGAGGCGCTGCCGGCGATCAGCAACGAATTCAGCGTGCGGCGCGAGTCGTTCGCCAAGCTGCTGACGTCGATCGTCGACGGCGTCCCCGCCATGCTGATCCACCCGCGGTGCAAGGCGCTGCGCAAGGCGCTGGCCGGCAAGTACCAGTTCGCGCGGCTGCAGGTCAAAGGCGACGAGCGCTACAAGGACGCGCCGCTCAAGAACGAGTACAGCCACGTCGCCGAGGCCGGGCAATACCTCGTGCTCGGCGGCGGCGAGGGCCGGGCGATCGTGCGCGGCGATGCCACGAAGCGCAAGCCCCTCGATTACTCCAAGCTGAACCAGGCCATCGTATGAACGTCATGCTGCTGCGCCGCTTCGAGGCGATCGATTTTCGCATCGCTGAGCTGGAGCGCATCGCCAGTGAGCAGGCGCAACTCATCGCCGAACTGCGCGCGCTTGTGACCGTGCAGCCGCCGGCCAACCAACCGAAACCGACCCGCAGGAAAGCGCCATGAGCGACGCGATGAACGATGACGAGCTGATCGCGATCATCCGCGAACGCGAGTCGCAGGCCGAGCGCGCATCGGACCTCGACGAAGACCGCGCGAAGGCGATCCGCTACTACCAGGGCGAGCCGTTCGGAAACGAGCAAGAGGGCCGCAGCCGGGTGGTGTCGCGCGACGTGTTCGAGGCGGTCGAAGGCGTCAAGCCGGATCTGCTGCGCATCTTCACCGGCGGCGATGCGGTCGTTCGCTTCGAGCCCGAGGGCCCGGAGGATATCGAGCAGGCCGACCAGGAAACCGAGTACATCAACTACCTGATCATGGAGCGCGGATCCGGTTGGATGGCCATCCACGACTGGCTCTGCGATGCGCTGCTGCTGCGCAACGGCTATGTGCTGGCGTACTGGGATAAGCGCGAGTCCGTCACCGAAGCCACCTACAGCGGCCTGAGCGACGAGGAAGTGGCCGCGCTCGAATCGACCGACGGCGTCGAGGTGCTAGAGCAGCAGACCGACGAGGCGCCAGACGGGCCGGCCCACACCGTCAAAGTGCGCGAGACGTCTACCGACGGACAGGTGCGCATCAAGGCGCTGGCGCCCGAGCGCTTGCTGATCGCCGCTCGCCACGCCGACGTGTCGCTGCGCTATTCGCCCTTCGTCGAGTACTGGGAAGACAAGTCGATCAGCGAGCTGCGCGAGGAGGGCTTCGACGTCGAGGACGACATCGGTCTTTCGGACGGCGAGGGCGATCTGTACGCGGACGGCGTCGAGCAGGCGCGCAGGCACGATCAGCTCCTGTCCGGTGATGATGATGGCGATCCGAGCATGCGCATCGTGCGTGTGCGCACGTGCTGGGTGCGTGTCGACTACGACGGCGACGGGATCGCCGAACTGCGGCGCGTGACGCGCGTAGGCGCGACGGTGCTGTACAACGAGTTGGACGAGTGCTGCACGATCGCGTGCGCAACGACCACGCGCCTGGCACACCGGCACGTCGGCATCTCGATGTTCGACCAGACCGAGGATGTGCAGCTGATCAAGTCGACGCTGCTGCGCGGCCGGCTGGACAACCTGTACCTCGCGAACAACGGACGCGTCGCGATCAACGAGGATACGGTCAACATCGACGATCTGATGACTTCGCGCGTCGGCGGCATCGTGCGCGTCATCGGGTCGCCGGGCTCGGAAATCATGCCGCTGCAGCATGCGGACGCCGGCGGCGACGTGCTGCAGACGATCGAGTACCTGGACACGGTCAAGGAGACGCGTACCGGCATCACGCGCTACAACCAGGGCCTGGACGCGAACTCGCTCAACAAGACGGCGAGCGGCATCAGCCAGATCCTGAACCAAGCGCAGATGAAGACCGAGCTGCGCGCTCGCGTGCTGGCCGAGACGGGCTTCAAGGACCTGTTCCTGATTGTGCACATGCTGGTCCTGAAGCACCGCAACCGCGCCGACATCTTCGCGCTGCGCAACCGGTACGTGCCCGTCAACCCGACCGAGTGGAAGACCCGCCGCAATATGCGCGTGACGGTGGGCCTTGGCACCGGCGACAGCGTGACGCGCATGCGCAACCTGCAGATGATCACGACCGCTCAGCAGGCCGTGATGCCGATGGGCCTGGCCGGCCGCGAGCAGCTCTACTCGGGCTTGATCGAGCTGACCAAGGCCGCCGGTTTCAAGGACGCCCAGAGCTTCTGGCTCGATCCGAAGGAAAACCAGGCGCCGCCCCCGCAGCAAGACCCGAAGCTGATCGAGGCGCAGGCCAAGATGCAGATCGAGCAGCAGCGCCTGCAGCTCGACGCGCAGAAGGCTCAGCTCGATGCGCAGGAGCGCGAGAAGGACCGCCAGGCCGATCTGCTCAAGGCCCGTGCCCAGCAGCAACACGACGGTGACCGCGCGTTCCTGGAGGCGCAGGTGCGCGTGGCTACGGCCGCGCTGTCGCACGACGCCGGCCGCGGCGAGGTCAAGCGCCAGGCTGCCCAGACGATGGGCGTGACGACCGACGATGCGGCCGAACTCGATGCGCAGCACGAGCAGCGCCTGACGATGGAGCTGCTGGCCGCGCAGATCGCCGACCTGTCGCAGGCGATGGCGGCACTGGCTCGCCCACGCGCCGTGCGGCACATCCGGGATGCGCAGGGGCGCATCGTTCGTAGCGAAGCTGTGGAGGGGTAATCGATGGCCGAGAATTTCAAGGGATTTGACACCTCGGCCAGCCCGGGCGATACGTTCGCGGCCGACGAGATTGGCGGCGTGAAGGTGCCGCGCTCGAAGGTCGTTTTCGGCGGCGCCGGCACGGCCACAGACGTAAGCGCGGCGACGCCGTTTCCTGTCGCTGGCACAGTGTCCGTCACAGGCACGTCGCTCACCAACGACTCTGTTCTGCGAGGTAGCGTCGGCGCCACAACCGAGTCGGCCGCCGGCAGCGACACGGCAACGTCTGGGCTGAATGGCCTGACCAAGCGTCTGCTGCAGCGCATGACTGACTTGATCAATGTGCTCGCGGCGCGGCTTCCGACTACGCTGGGTGCCAAGGTTTCCGCGAGCTCGCTGTCGGTCACCGTGGCGAGCGATCAGTCCGTGGTGCCCGCGATGGCGACGTTCTTGGACGGCGCCGGCAACCCGAAGACGGTAAGCAACGTCGATTCGGCCTCCCGCATGCCGGTGGCGGTTCAGTCCGGTATCGCGACGACTGCTCTGCAGGATGCTGGCAACACGCTGATCGGTGCGGTCACGGAGGCGGCGGCAGGCTCTGACACTGCGTCTTCTGGGCTCAATGGTCGCTTGCAGCGAGTTGCCCAGAACATCAGCACTGTCTCCACAGCAATCGGGGCGCAGTCCAACACGGCCGCCGCGAGTGATACGGCGACCGCTTCTTTGATCGCGCTCATCAAGCGGGTAGCGCAGAACGTCACGACAGTAGCGGGCCGTCTGCCGGCCGCGCTTGGCTCGACAACGTCGTCGGCGTCGCTTTCCGTAGCGCTCGCCAGCGACCATGCGGCCGTGCCTGTTTCCGGACCGCTCACGGACACGCAGCTTCGAGCGGTTTCGGTGAGTGTCATCGAAAGCACTCTTCGCTCTAGCGTCGGCGCCACAACCGAGGCCGCAGCGGCGAGCGATACCGCAACCTCCGGGCTCAACGGGCGGCTGCAGCGGATTGCCCAGAATCTGACCGCCCTAATCGGCGTTCTGCCAGCGTCGCTGGGTAATAAACCCGCATCTTCGGCGTTGGCCGTTGTTTTATCGGCGGCCGCTTCAGGATCCGGCGCGACGACTCCTTTTCATCTCAAATCAGGCGCGTCGACGAACGGAACATCCCTCAAAACATCGACAGGGCGGATCTACGATCTTGTGATGCAGAACTTGGGCGCGGCGGTTGCTTACGTCAAGTTCTACGCAAAAAGTTCGCCACCCACCGTCGGCACGGACACGCCCCAACTGGTGTTTCTAATCTACCCCGGACAGACGCTTGTTATCTCGTCTGGGTTTGGACTAATTATGTCCGGCGGAATTGCCATGGCCATTACTGGCGGTCTTCCTGACAGCGACACCACGGCAGTGGCGGCCAATCAGGTTATCGTGAACCTGACATACGTATGAGCTTGCGCCATGTCAGCGGTGGGTATTTGCAGCGGTACACGTCGGGCAGCGCCGATGGGATTCCGCAGTACGGTGGGGGCACGGTATGCGGGTGGTTCACTCGACGTGTTGATCGCAACGCCAATAGCTGCTTGCTTCTTCTTCGGGGCGAGGGAACCACAGGCCAGTATGCAGGGCTCTATACCGGGCCTGGCGACGACACAATGCTTGTGTCAACTTCCGCCGGTGACTCCCCGGCGATGCCTATAACCATCTCGAATGACGAGCCATTCTTCGCTGCTCTGATGATTTCCGGCGCATATGTGTTTGGCGCCTTCGCCAGTGATTCGTCCGATTCTCTGCATTCGACTGCCATTGCGATCGGGTCGGACCCGCAGTTCAACATGGTCCGCATCGGGGATGATGGCTATGGGTCGTGGTTCGATGGCGAATCGTGCGGCGTGATGGCGTTTAGTCGATTGATCGGCGTGTTTGGATTGTGGTCGCTACGTCGCTTTCGCACGCCGATTGACCGCACTGACCTGCTCTTCTGGCTGCCCGAGATTGACCCAGTGACGGCCGCGAACAACCGTCTCGACTACAGCGGCGCCCAGCGGCACTTCACCGTTGTCGGCTCGCCTGTGGCGGCGGACGGCAGCGTGCGCAACTGGTCGCTGAACAGATGACCCCGGCCATCATGCTCGTCGTGGGCATCCTGGCGCAGCCGGGTGAGCCTCCGATACCGCCCGATCCTCCGCCAGTCGTGCACCTGGCCGGCGGCGGCCGCACGGCGGTGCGCATCAACGGACGCCTCATCGTCGGCTCGGACCTGGAAATCGCGCGGATGGTGCGCGACTTGGCACGGCACGAGGCGGCCGAGCACCCACCCCAGCAGTCCAAGCGCGCGGTCAAGCGCCTGGCTCGCCGCGTCGCCCGTCTCACGCAGCCGAGCATCGAGGTCGTGGCGTCCGATGCGCCGGCCGGCCCGACGATCGACGAGCTGATGGCCCGCAATGCGCTGATCCAGGCGCAGGTTCGCGCAGCGTACGCCCAGCAGGTCGCCGCGACCATGCTGGCCATCCACATGCAGATCGAGCGCGAAAACGAGGAGGCGGCCATGGCGGCCGCGATGATGATCCTATGAGAATGAGCGACACCGACGTTGCCGCGCGCGAGGCAGAGACTCGCCGCGCCGAGCAGGCCCGCGCGATCCTCGACAACCCGCTGTGGGGCGAGGTCAAGGCGCAGATCGACCGCGGAATCATGGTCGAGCTGACGAAGGCGGCGATCAACGATCACCAGCAGCTCGTGCACCTGAAGCTGTTCAAGCAGGCCATCGACGCGTTCGAGGCCAGCCTGGAACGAACGGCCACTACCGGCAAGCTCGCGGCCGAGTCGCTGCGGCGCCACTACTCGGCGATCGAGAAGATCACCGAGCGATTCAAACGCAAGGGGTAAGGGATGGAAGACGAAGACCAAGGCACGGACGTCGCCGGCGCGGCCGGGCAGATCGAAGCGCTGCTGCGCGGCGGCAAGGGCGATGAGGCGGCGAACGACGACGCGGGCGCGGCCGACGCCGCCAACGATGGCGGCGATGACGACCGTCCGCCGACCGATGTGCGCGACGACGACGGCGCGGCGGACGCTGGTGAGGGCGATGCCGGTGACGGTGAGGGCGACGATCAGCAGCAGGGCGCCCTGGCCGAGGACGAGGTCGAGCTGGAACACGCCGGCCGCCGCTACCGCGTGCCCAAGGACCTGGCCGACAGCGTGCTACGCCAGCAGGACTACAGCCGCAAAACCGAGACGCTGGCCCGTGAGCGCGAGCTGCATGCGGCCAACGTCAAGCGCCTGGAGTTCGAGCGCAAGGCACACGCCGAGCTTGCGCCGATGGAGTTCCAGGCCCAGAATCTGCGTCAGCAAATCGATCGGCTCTCGGGGGATACGCCTGACCCGACGGTCGATCCGATGGGCTATCTCAGCCGCGACAAGCAAATCCGTGACCTGAGGACTGCTCTGGATCAGATCCAGACGTCTGTCACCGAACGACGCACCGCGCTGCAACGCGAGCAGACAACCGCCGAGGCGGACCTGCAACGCGAGTTCCTTGCGACCCTTGCCCGCGACATCCCGAACTGGGGTCATCAGGCGAACGTCGAAATCACGAAGGTGCTCATCGGTGAGGGCTTCACGCCCCAGCAGATCGCAGAGCTTCGTGACCCGACGATCGTCAAGATGGCCCACAAGATCGCACGCCTTTCCAAACTGGAAAAGGCTCGCGACGGAATCGCCGCCAAGAAGGTCGCCGCGAATGCAGCGCCGGTGGTCAAGCCATCGGCATCGGTGAACCAGGCTGGCGCGTCGCGCACGAACATCGAGAAGGCCAAGGCACGAGTCCGGGCCACAGGTGACGTGCGGGACGCTTCGAGCGCGATCCTTGCACTGATGCGGGGTAAGCGCCGTTGATGAAAGGAGGGCCAAGTGGCTCAAGTTTCTGGAACAACTGACACTTACGACTTGATCGGCATTGCCGAAGATGTCGAGGATTGACGGCTCAGTCTAAGAAGTCATTAGACTGGTCACTAGTCCCCCTTTGCATGGAGTGACTGGTGGCGGGAAAGCAGAAGTACGAGATTGATCCAGTCGAACTGAAGGCGCTGTACCAAACCCACACCATGAAGCAAATCGCCGAACGGTACGGGTGCGGTGAATCGACTATCTGGGCTCGGATCAAGCAGTTTGGGATTGAACACGAGGGCTACGGGAGCCTCGGCCATCGGCACCGGCCACGGCAGTTCAGCGATGAGCATCGAGCGCGCATGAGCGCGGCCCGCAAGGGCAAGTTCGGGGCTCAGTCGAACGGTAATTGGAAAGGCGGCATCAGCAGCCTTCACACATCCCTTCGGCGCAGCGTGGACTACCAGATCTGGCGTCGAGAAGCGCTGGCGTTGCGCGGAAACGCGTGTCAGCAGTGCGGCAAGGTCGACGGTAGCGAGTGCGAATGCTGCGGAACGAGGATCAAGCTCCACGTTCACCACGTTCGGTCATTCGCGAAGTTCCCGGACACACGGTTCGATCCGCAGAACAGCGAAGTGCTTTGCCCCTCCTGCCATCACTCCAGGCATCGTGGAAAAACCGGGTGAATTGCTGGAAACCCCTTAGAGCCTGATCGACCACAACGTAGCCGGTAACGGCAAGCGTGACGGTTTGAGAACGATCGGGATTGGGCAATCAGCAGCCAAGCTCCCCAGGAATGGGGTGAAGGTTCAACGACTAGGGAAAGTAGTCCAGACCGGATGAAATCCCCACGAGCTCCCGGCGCGAAAGCGATGATGTAGTCTGGACTGCGGCGAAAGTCGCAGAAGCAGGGATAAAGAGCCCTGCGATAACACGATCGATCATCTACAACATCAGCCCCACGGATACGCCCGTCTTCACGATGGCATCCCGCGGGAAAGCCGACGCCACGAATCACCAGTGGCAGACCGACGCGCTGGCTGCGGCAGCCGTCAACCGCCAAGTCGAAGGCGACGACGCGACGTTCACGACCGCGACGCCGACCACGATGCTGTCCAACCGCACGCAGATCGGTCGCAAGACGCTCGTCGTGTCGGGCACCGCGGACGCCGTGCGCAAGTACGGCAGGGACACCGAGTTCGCGTATCAGATCGCCAAGCAGGGCAAGGAACTGAAGCGCGACGTCGAGCTGCAGCTGGTGACGAACCAAGCGTCGTCGGCCGGCGGCAACACGACCGCGCGCTCGGCGGCAGGCCTGGAATCGATGATCGCCGGCAACGTCGTCAAGTCGACCGCGGCCTCGACGCACACCACGCCGGGTTATGCCGGCGGCGACTGGGCTGCGCCGACCGACGGCACCGCGACCGGCGCCGGTTCGACGATCGACGAGGAATGGCTCAAGACGGCGCTGGAGATGGCGTGGCAGGACGGCGGTGACACCGACCTGATCATGTCGAACACGTCGCAGAAGAAGCGCATCGCCAACTTCGTGGGCGCCGCCAAGTTCGCTGGCAACTACAACGAGGGCGGCAAGGCGCAGGGCATCCTGGTCGCCGGCGTGTCGGTCTACATCTCGGACTACGGCGAGCACAAGATCAAGCTGAACCGCTACATGCGGCAGTCGGTCCTGTTCTGCCTGGACACCGAGTATCTGAAGGTCGCGTGGCTGCGCAAGATCAAGACCACGCCGCTGGCGAAAACGGGTGACGCCGAGAAGGCGATGATGCTCGGCGAGTGGACGCTGGTCGTCGGCCAGCCGGACGCGCACAGCAAGATCGTCGGCCTGCTGGGCTGATAGCAGGGGCGGGGCTTCGGCCCCGCTTAGTCTATGCACCGACGACTCATCGAACACGACCCGCTGTCGGGCATGACCTCCTACATGGAGGTGCAGCCCGGCGACAACACTTTCCGCATCGTCCACTCGCAGGACATCAGCGCCGCGCTCGAAGCCAACCGGCAGATGCAAAACGACGATGACCTCAAGCGCGAGGGCATCAAGAAGGGCTGGCAGCCGGTGGCCAACATCCCGGACATCATCGTCACCCGCTGGCTCGCCGAGGGCATCGACGTGTTCAACAAGGACCACTGGCCCGCGGTCATGCGCAAGCTGCGCGACCCGGAATACCGCTACCTGCGCGTGACGCTGGGGGCGATCTGATGGTCACGAACGACCATCAGCAGGCCGTCGCGCTGATCGAGCGCGGCCAGCATGATGAGGCGCTGACCGTCGTCTCTGGCCTGCTGAACGCCGACCATGATGACGCGCTGGGCCACTTCCTGATGGGCCGCATTCACGCCGACGCCGGCCGCTTCGGCATGGCCCATGCGTTCTTCGCCCGCTGCGTCGAGCTCAAGCCTGACCGTCACGAAGCGTGGAACAACCTCGGCATGTGCCTGGAATCCATGCACCGCAACGGCATGGCGCGCCAGGCGTTCGAGAAGGCGCTGTCGCTGGCCAAGAAGCCCGGATACCTCGCGAACCTGGGCCTGACCTGGTTGCACGACGGCGATCCGCATCGAGCACTGCGGTTCACGAGCCGCGCGCTTGAGATGGATTCGACCTGCAAGGCCGCCGCGATTACCAGCGGTTTTGCGCATCTTCAGCTTGGCGCGTGGCCCGAGGGCTGGAAGGGCTTTGCGCAGGCGCTGGGCGGCAAGTTCCGCGCGCGCATCGACTACGGCCTGCCCGAGTGGGCGGGCGAGCGCGACGCGCACGTCATCGTCTACGGCGAGCAGGGCCTGGGCGACGAAATCCTGTACGGCTCCTGCATCCCCGACGTGCTGGCCACCGCACGCGCGGTGACGATCGACTGCGACGAGCGGCTGGCGAAGGTGTTTGCGGCCTCGTTTCCGCATGCGAGCGTCCACGGCACGCGGCGCTCCGAACACAAACCGTGGCTGGACAACCAGACGCACGCGATCGCGATCGGCGACCTGCCGCGGCTGTTCCGGCCGTCCCCGGTTGCATGCCCGGGCACGCCGTACCTGGTGGCCGACCCCGATCTGCGCGCGATGTACGACGCGCTGCAGGCCCGCCACGATGGCGGCGGTGCGCGGCGCATCGGCATCGCATGGAGCGCCGGCACGCGCGCCACGGCCGGCCAGCGCCGCACGTTCGAGCCCGAGCTGTTCCGGCCGCTGACCGAGCATGCCGCGCTGTTCAGCCTGCAGTACGAGCGGCCCGAGCCGGACGATGTGCTGTTCTTCCACTTCCATCCGGCCACCGGCCGCGGCGCCGACTTCGCGCAGACGCTGGCCTTCATCGACAGCCTGGACGCGGTCATCGGCGTCGACACGACTGCTTGCCACGCCGCCGGCGCGCTGGGTAAGCCCGTCATGGTGCTGGTGCACGACCGGTGCAACTGGATCCACGCGCCGTATCAGGGCGACAGATCGAGCTGGTACCAGTCGATGCGCCTGTTCCGTCAGGAGCCTGGCGAGGCGTGGCCGGCGACATTCAAGCGCCTGTACGCCAGCGACGCGCTGGCGCAGTTCATCAAGGAGATTCCGTGACCCCGTACCGCATCTTCATCGGCTTCGATCCGCGCCAGCCGCTGGCCTACAACGTGCTGCAGTCGTCGATCATGCGGCACGCCTCGGTGCCGGTGGCGATCACACCTCTGGTGCTGCGCACGCTGCCGATCAAGCGTCGCGGGCTGACCGAGTTCACCTTCTCGCGCTACCTCGTGCCGTGGCTGTGCGACTTCGAGGGCCGCGCGGTGTTCATGGACGCCGACATGGTCGTCATCGGCGACATCGCCGGGCTGTTCGCCGCGACCGACGACGACGCACCGGTCAGCGTGATGCAGGACCAGCCGCGCTTCGAGTGGCCATCGCTGATGGTCTTCAACTGCGAGCTGTGCCGCACGCTCATGCCCGAATGGATCGACGACGCGGCGAACGATCCGGCATCGCTGTCGTGGGCAGACAGGATCGGCGCGCTGCCGCTCGAGTGGAATCGCTGCGTCTCCTACGGCGATTACCCGGATGGCAAGTTGTGGCATTTCACGAGCGGCCTGCCGTGCTGGCCGGAGACGTCCGGCGTCGATCCGCTGGCCGAACAGGCTTGGAAGGATGAGCTGCGCGCGATGAACAGCACGGTGTCCTGGCGCGAGCTGATGGGCTCGTCCGTGCACGCGCCGCGCACGCTGCAGCGCTTTCTAGGTGGCAAGTACGGGGTGAAGCTGGCATGAGCGACATCATCATCGGCGGCGCCTCGCCGCTCATCTCCGAGGTTTACCGCGCCGAGCAAGCGAAGCTGCACGCCAAGGGCGACTACGGCGTGGCCAGCCTGCAGTGGGGCGAGATGGTTTCGCAGATCGCCAATGCGTGGCACGTGCAGACCATGGTGGACTTCGGCGCAGGCCGAGGCCGGCTCCTGCAGGTGTTCAAGCCCGATCACCAGGTCAAGGTGCGGTTGTACGACCCGGCAATCCCCGAGCATGCATCGAAGCCGCCGCCGGCCGAGCTCGTGACCTGCATCGACGTGCTCGAGCACCTGGAGCCGCACACGCTGACCGCGAACCTCGAGGAACTGGCGCGCATCACGCAGCGCGTCCTGTTCGCCACCATCCACACCGGCCCGGCCGTCAAGACGCTGAGCGACGGCCGCAACGCCCACCTGATCCAGAAGCCGCCGTCGTGGTGGCTGCCGAAGATCCTGCGCCATTTCGAGCTGCTGGACTTCCAGCGCACGGCGTCGGGCTTCTTCGTCGTCTGCGAGCCGCTGGAGGTCTGATCGTGGCGATCGCGAACTATTCCGACTTGAGGGCTGCGGTCGCAGGCTGGATGAACCGCACGGACCTGACCGGGCTCATCCCCGACTTCATCACGCTGTTCGAGGCCGAGGCGAACCGCGTCTTCCGCGCACCGCAGATGATGACGACCGCCAGCCCGTTCGCGGTGGCTGGGCGCTTCACCGCGCTGCCGACTGACTTCCTGCAGATCAAGCGCGTGACCTCGCTCTACCAGGGGCAGCGGCGCCAGCTCATTCCGATCGGTACTGAGGCTGTGTCGAGCGTCGATCGCGGCACCAGGACCGGCGCGCCCGTCTGGTACGACATCGTCGACGAGCAGATCGAGCTGATCCCGTCGCCTGGCGGCTCGATGTCACTGGAGCTCGTCTACTTCGGCCGCATCACGCCGCTGGCGGCCTCGCCGACCAACTGGCTGCTGACGGGCCATCCGGACGTCTACCTGTACGGCTCGCTGATGCAGGCGGCGATCTACATGCAGGACATGGAGCGGCTCGCGAACTACAAGGGCCTGTTCGACCAGGCCGCCGGCGAGCTGATGCGCCAGGCCAAGCGCCAGCAGTACGGCAGCGCGTTGCAGATGAGGGCCGCATGAAACCGCTGAACGGACCGATCGAATGGCTCGGGTTCGCGCCGGACATGGATCCGACGACCCCGGGCGTGATCACCGAATGCGAGAAGCTGGTGCCCAGCGATCGCGGAATGATCACGTACCCGAGCCCGGTCACAACCCCGCATGTCAGCGCCGGCCCAAGCTCCACGGTGCAGGCGATCGCAGTGCTCGATCTAGGCAACCCTCTCGTCATGAGCGCCACTGGCGACATGAAGATCTATCGCGCGTTCGATTCCTTGACGGGCTGGACCGACCTGAGCCCCGCCACGACATACGCGGCAATCGGGGGCGGAGTGTGGTCGTTCGATTCGTTCGGGCGCTATGCGCTTGCCGCATACGGATCGGCATACGCAGGGAACGTCGCGGTCGTGCCGCTGCTCGCCAGCTTCGGCGGCAACAACCAGTTCCAATCCATTGCAAGCTCGCCGAGGGCGGCAGTGATGGTGTCGGCGAGCGGGTTCGTCATGCTGATGAATCACCGGAACGACGACCTATCCGATTTCGCACCAGACGGGTGGTGGTGCTCCGGACGATACGATCACACGGATTGGACGCTCACGCCTGGCGGCTCGACGCGCGGGCGGCTTGTCGATTCGCAAGGCGCCATCCACGCTGCCATTGAATTCGATGGCGCGGTCTATGCGTTCAAGCCGGATTCCATCTACCGAGGCACTTATGTCGGTGGAATCACCGTGTGGGAATGGGACAAGCTGCCATTCAAGGTGGGCTGCTTCTTTCAGAACGGCGTGTGCCGAGACGAAAGCAATATCTATTTCGTCCATAACTGCGACATCTATGCGTTCGACGGCGCCAATATTCGGTCGCTAATGTCGGGGCGAATCTCCAATTGGTTCAGGGAGAAGCTCAGCGCGAATGTTGCAGCAAACCCGTGGATGGTAAAGCTGCTCTACGACGGCGTATCGAAGAGCCTCGTTCTGATGTGGCCGAACGGATGGGTTCTCGTCTATCACATTCCGACCAACAGGTTCGGAATCGGGGAGAGATCCGTCTATGAATCCATGGCTGCCGGCACGAAGGGATTGCCGATGGCGATGTATCCCATCGGCGTGAAGAGCGCCGATCACAAGGCGTATTTCATTGCCCCGCAGTACAACTCCACCGCTGGTCCAACGTCATATCTGAAGACCGGGGATTTCGGTGATGACCGCGAGGCGATCGAGTCGACTGAGGTGCGCTTGCGCATGACCACGGCGCCGGCAACGATCAACGGCATGGTCCGGTCGCGCGAAGCCCTTGATGTGGATTTCGCGGTCTCGAAGTCCGCGAATCGAACGCCGGACGGCAAGTTCGAGCTGCGTAACGATGGTCGCTGGGCGCGGTATGAATTCTATTTCTCGGGCAGCGTCGAGACGCTCGGAATGTCGATCGACTTCGCCAAGCGAGGCTCGCGATGAAAGCGTTTCTCATGCCAGTCGGCGGAACTGCTTATGACGCGCAAGTGCGCCAGACGCTGACGCTGTTCATTGATGAACTGGTGCGCAACCTGGCGCCAATTATCGAGTCCGGTCGCAACGATTCCAATGGCGCAGCGCCGACGACGGGAACGCACGGGGTCGGCGAGTTCGTGTGGAACGCGGCGCCGTCCGAGCTGGGCTCGCCCGGCAGTCGGTACGTCGTGCTCGGGTGGTCGTGCGTCGCGACGGGCGCGCCCGGCACGTGGGTGCAGGCGCGTGCACTGACCGGGAACTGATCAGGAGAGGGTAATGGCAGGATTCGTTGACGCACAGGGCCGTCCGGTTGATCCGCAGCAGGTCTACCGGGATCTGTACGCAGTTGCGGATGAGCGCGGCCGCGATGGGATGAACGCGCAGCAGCGGTACGAGGCGATGACGCAGGCGCTGGGCGAGGGCCCGGAGCGCGCGTCGTCGGTCAACATGGCCGAGTACAACCAGCTCAGGGCCTCGCTGCCGCAGTATTTCTACGTCAACGATCAGGGCCTGAGCAGCCCGGTCCAGGCTCGGTACTGGGACGACACCGCGCCGGAAGGGGCTGTCGGCCGCGGTGCCGCCGGCACGCCAATGATCACGGTCAACGCCGGCCGGCAGGGTGCTGGCGGCGGACAGAACACGAGCTATGCGCTGAACCCGGATGGCACGTTGGGGTATTCGTTCGACCACAGCGGTAGAAATTGGTTCTATGACGGGGGCGGCTACGGCGTGATCGCCGGGATGGCCGGCCTGGCAGGGCTGGCGGCAGGAGCTGGTGGCGCTGGTGCTGGTGCTGCGGGGGCTGGCGCAGGGGCGGGCGAGGCTGCTGGTGCGGCTGGCGCTGGTGCGGGCAGTGCCGCCGGGGCTGGTGGCGGTGCAGCCGCTGCCAATGGCGCGCTGATCGGCCAGAACGCAGCCGCTGTTGGCGCAGGCGGAGCGGGCGCCGGGACCGTTGCTGGTGCGGCTGGCACGGCGGCGACCCTGGAAGGGCTGGGATCCGCAGCCTACGGTGCGGGGGCGGCAGGCAGCGCATTGACGATGGGTCAGATCGCATCTGCGGCGGCGTCTGCCGGCCAGAGCGTTGCCGACTACCTCGGCAACAACCCGCAGCTGCTCGGCGCGTTGATCGGCGGTGGACTCGGCGCTCTGGCTGGCACCGAAGATCAGACGCTGACGCAGAACACCAGTGGCACGCAGAGCAGCACGCAGACGACTGCGCTGAACGATCCGACGGCGGTCAATCAGGCGCTGGCGAACTACGGTCAGCTCGCCGGCGGCGCGGGCTCGTACCAGGCGGCCGTCAACCCGTACGCGGACGCCAATAACCCGTACCTGTCACAAGCGATCGACGCGGCGAACGCCGACACGATCCGGAACTACAACTTCCTGGCGCCGGCCAAGTACTCGTCCGGCAGCAGCTTCGGGAACTCGGGCCTCGGCTTCCTCGAGGCCAACGATCGCGCGAACGTGCTGTCGCAGCTCGCGAACACGTCGGCGACGATGAACTACCAGGGATACAACCAGGCTGCGACGCTGGCCGATGCTTATGCCGGCCGCCAAGACGCCGCGAACCAGTTCAACACCAACACGCAGCTGCAGGCCAACCAAGGTCTGATCGGCGGCGCGCAGGCGCTGGGCAGTACGACCAGCAACAACTCGACGAGCAGCGGCACCAACACGAGCACGGCGCCCGGGAATATCTGGGCCAGTGGGCTCGGTGGCGCGCTGATCGGCTCGCAGCTCGGCAACAGCAGCCTCTTCGGCAACAACCGGACGACGCAGTGATGGCAACGAACGACGAAGATCGCGCGCGCAGTGACGCCATCCTGGCGCTGGGGGCCGGCCTGCTGGGCGGCCAGGGGACGTTCGGTATGCGTGCCGGCCAAGGCCTGCATGCCGCGCTGGGCACCTACAACGCATCGCTCGACTCGGGGATGAAGCGGCGCTACATGCAGTCGCAGATGGACGAGAACGCGAGCCAAGCCGAGCTGCGCAAGATGCAAGTCGCATCGCAGCAGCGCCAGCAGGCGCTGGTCGAGCAGTGGATGCGCGAGGGCGGATTGATCGGCGGACCACCGACCGATGCTGGCGGCGCGGGTCCTGTGCCCGGGGCGCCGCCCGGAGCGTCAGCGACGATGCCTTCGGACTCCATTCAGATCGACCCAAACCGAAGCACGCCGCCAATCATCGATCCTCGCACGCAAAGACCTGGCCTGCCCCCCGGCGTGAACCGGCAGGCCATGGCGGCCGACCTCGCGTTCAACGGCGGCAAGGGCGTCGGCGGAATGATCAACGACGCCACGAAGCCAAACATCCAGTACCAGTCCGGTGTGCCGGTGAACCTGAACCAGCCGCTGCAGAACCTGCCGACGATCCCGCAGGTCGAGCGCAACGGCATGGGTTATCAGCTCGTGCGCCAACCAGACGGCTCGTTCGCCGTGCAGGCGCCGGCCGGAGCGCTGGAGACGTTCGGCGCGTACAAAGACCGCGAGCGCCAGGCCGAGGCTGCCGGCGATATCGTCACCGTCACCGGCCAGGACGGTGTGACGCGGCAGATGACGCGCGCGCAGCAGTTGCAACAGCTCAACGGCGGTCAGCCGCCAGCAGCACCGCGGCCCGCATCCGCGCCGCTGTCGCCCGCGCCAGCCGGCCCGCAGCAACAGGCATCGCCCGAAACCTATAACCGCGTGCTGCAGGATGAGTTCCAGCGCGTCGCGGCGGACCTGGAATCGGGCGATCCCAATCGCATGCTGAAGGCGCGGTCAGAGATGTCGGTGCTCGAGGCCGAAGCCAAGCGCCGGGGCGTGCCGCTGCGCGCGACGATGCCCACCGGACCGGCACAGCAGCAGGCGCCCGGCATGCGCGTGCAATCGGCGGCCGAGGCGGCTGGCGCGAAGGCGACGGCCGAAGGTCAGGCCAAGCGCTTCGTCGACATGGAGGCGCAATTCAGCCAGTCGGCCGCACAGGCGCCGATTCAGCTCGCACGACTCGACCGCATGGAGCAGCTGCTCAGCGGCGTCGGCGGCGGCAAGCTCTCGCCGTATTCGCGCGAGGTGCAGAGCGTCCTTTCATCGATGGGCATCAAGGTCGGCGAGAACCTTGGCGCCGCGCAGGCGGCCGAGGCGATCGCGATCGGCATGGCCAATGGCATGCGCCAGCCCGGCACCGGCGTGATGACCGACAAGGACTTTGAGAACTTCAAGGCGCAAATCCCGGATCTGTCCAAGACGCCCGAGGGGCGCGCGCAGATCACGGCCACGATGCGCACGTTCCTGCAGCGCGAGCAGCAGGAGGCTGGCTTTGCGCAGAAGTACCTGTCGAAGTACGGCCGGCTCGACAACGCATTCGAGCAGCAGCTGAACCAGTGGCGCGCCGCTAACCCCGTGAGGTTCTGATGGCCGACTATCGAGACGCCGACATCTTCGGCAGCGGTGACGAGTCCGCTACCGGTGCGTTGCCGGTCGCGGCCGCGCCGCAGTTCCGGGATGCGGACATCTTCACGATGCCCGAGGCCGCCGACGGCCCGAACGTGATCGAGGTCAATGGCGTCGCCGAGCCCGAGCAGCAGGCGCAGATCGAGCGGGCCGAGGCGGCCCCGCCGATCGATGTGCAGCAGGCCGGCCCGTCGCTGCCATCGTCGCTGTCGAGCGTCGGCCGGCAGCTCGGTCTGTCGCTTCGCGCGCCGGTGCAGGCTGCCGTGGGCGCCTATGACACGCTCCTTGCGAACCCCGCGACGGCGGCCTACAACCTGGCCACCGGCGAGCGCAATCCGATGCCCAGCGAGGGCCGTCAGGCGCAGCTCGACCGGATCTTCCCGTCGCCCGAGACGAACACCGAGAAGCTCGTCAATGCGGCAACCACGGCTGGCTACGGCGCAATGGGCTCGGCCGGCCTCGCGTCGCTCGCGCGCCCGGCATCGCAGGCCGGTCAGCTCGTGCAGCGCCTGCTGACGGCCGCGCCCGGTTCACAGGCGGCGGGTGCCGCGACCAGTGCCGGCGTCGGCGAGAAGCTGCGCCAGGAGGGGATGCCTTGGTGGGCGCAGTTCGCCGGCTCGCTGCTGGCCGCGCCGCTGGGCGCATATGCCGGCCACCGCATGGGGCAAGCCTACGAGCGTTGGGACAACCTGTCGGAGGCTGCGAAGGCGGGTCTTGCGGCTCGCTCGCCGGAAGCGAGTGGGATAGAGCGCGCGGCGGCGCCGTACCTGCACCGCGGCGCCAACGTCGACACGGCGGCCGAGTTGCGCGCGGCGTCGATCGCGCAGCAGTCCGGCATCGACTGGGCGCAGTTGCCGGTCAGCATCAAGCAGCAGTTCACGGCGCACGTGCGCGAGGCACTGGCCGCCGGGCAGCCGATGGACCCGACGATGGCTCGCCGCTGGCTGGAGTTTCAGCAGGTCGGTGCGCAGCCCACGCGCGCGATGCTCACGCGCAACCCGATGGATTGGGCTCGCGAAGATCGGCTCTCGAACATCCAAGGCGTCGGCGAGCCGATCCTTGCCCAGCGCGAGGCCGTCGGCAACGCCGTGCGCTCGCAGATGGCCGGCAGCCAGCCGGGCAACGTGGCTGCGGGTCGCGCGATCGCCGGCGACCTGTCGAGCATCCGAGGCAACCTCGAGGGGCAGGTGCGCAGCGCCTACCAGGCCGCCGACCAGTCGGCAGACGCGATGGCCGGCGTGCCGGTCGAGCAGCTTCGCCGCGAGCTGACGCTGCGCCAGTCGCGCGCTGGCACGCAGCCACAGTATCAGACGGTCCTCGCCGAGCTGGATCGACTGTCAGGCGGCAACCCGAGCCTGACCCAGCGCAACGTCGAAGAGCTGCGCAAGACCGTCAACGCGCTGCGCAACCCCTCGGATGCGCCGTCGGTTGCCGCGACGAACGAGATGCGGCAATGGATCGATGATGCGATCGGCGGCACGCCGACGCCACCCGCTTACCGCGAGGCGCGCGAACTGAATACGCTGCTGCGCTCGACCGTGGACGACCAACCGATCATCGACAAGCTGACCTCGATGGCGACGCGCGTGAATCGCGAGACGCCGTTCGATGAGGTGTACGACACGATCCTGCGCGCTGGCCCGGACGGTATCCGGCAGGTGCGCAACACGCTGGAAGTCGGCGGCCGCGGCCAGCAATGGCAGACGTTCAAGGACCGGGTAATGGAAGACCTGGCCGGCCGGCTGAATACCGGCAGCACGACGGGCGATCGTGCGGTCACGTTCCTGAACCGCGTGTCGAATCTGCGTGATGAGTTGCCTGCGATCTTCGATGCCGACGAGCTGCACCGGCTCGATGCGCTGGCGAAGGTTGTCGAGTACGCGATGACCGCGCCGCGCGGATCGATGCGGCTGTCGAATCCCTCAGGCACCGCCGGTCAACTTGCCGGTTACATGCAGGACGTGGCCAGCGGCGGTGGCGCGGCATTCAAGAAGCTCACGGCCAACATCCTCGGCGCAGTGAAAGACGCGGCCGAGCGGTCCGGTCAGCGGCGCGAGGTGGGATCACTGACCAACCCGGCGCTGATCGGCGCAACGCCGCGAGATGCGGCTCCATTCATCACGCCAGCACTCATCGGCCTGATGGCAGGCCAGCAGCAAAACGAAGGACAGCAATGACGGCGGATGACAAGGCGATCGCGGCGAAGATGACGGTCGCCGGCGGCCTGGTGGCGGCTACGGGTTTGAGCCTGAACGAGTGGGTCGCAATCTTCACGATCGCGTATTTGTTGCTGCAGATCGGCCTGCTCGTGCCGAAGTACTGGCAGGCGTGGAAGGCCTGGCGCGATGATCGATAAGCGCGTCGTCGCCGCGGCCGGTGTCGCTGTCGTGGCGCCGCTGCTGATCTACTTCGAGGGATACCGCGAGCGCACTTACCTCGACGTCGTCGACGTGCCGACCGTCTGCGTCGGTCACACAGGGCCGGACGTGATCATCGGCAAGACCTACACCGAGCAGGAGTGCGCCGACTTCCTGCGCCAGGATCTGTTGATCGTCGATGCGGCGATCAGCGCGTCGGTGCGCGTGCCGCTGACCGAAAACCAGCGGGCGGCATTGCAGAGCTTGATCCTGAACATCGGGGTCGGCGCGTTCCTGCGCTCGACGCTGCTGCGGTTGCTGAACTTGGGCGATTACGACGGCGCGGCCAAGCAGTTCGATCGCTGGGTGCTGGCGAAGGGGCAACGAATCCAAGCGCTCGTCAATCGACGGGCACAGGAAAGGGCGCTATTCGAAGCGCCGTAACACCAAAGGGAAGACGATGGGAACGACGGACGAAGACCTGATCGCGCGCATCAAGGGCGCGCAGCAACGCACGGTGCTGCTGACCGAAGACCTGGCGGCGATCGACAGCCTGGCGCGCAAGCTGATCGCCGGGCAGCCGCAGGAGCCTGACCCGAACCCGCCGACCGACGAGGCGCTCGCGGCGCAGGTACGAACGGCGTTTCTCGCGCGCACGGTGCCGCGTGGGTATGACGAGTCCAACGGCTGGCCGCGCGATACGATCGGCGAATGGGTTGCCCTGCTGCGCGAGACGATCGGCAAGGGCGGCTCGATCGCCGACCTTTATCCGCAGATCGACATGGACGTTGACGAATGGTGGCCGCTGAAGACTGGCGGCGGCACGACGCCGACCAACCCGAAAGAGCCCGACGCGCCCGTCGTCATCCCGCCGAGCGGCCAGGACGAGCGGCCGAGCATCGCGCTGATCCGCGACCGGATGGATCGATCGAAGGGGCACGAGGTCGTGCCGTCGATCATGCGATCGATGCAGACGTGGGGAATCGGCCAGCACATCGTGATGACGCCGGAGACGAACCCGGGGCCGCAGTGGGCGTCGACGCCGCCGGACCGCAGCAACCGGCGCAAGGCTCGCGGCTGGCTGTGCGTGGCCGGCGACAACGCGCGGCGCAACACGGCCGACAACGCAGCGACGCGCATCTACCTCGCGCGCACGTTCTTGTGGCTCAAGGATGGCCGGATGCTGGGCAGCGTACCGCGCATGTACGACTCAGGGATGATTCCTGATGCCGGTCTGTCGTGGAATGGCGCAGTCCCGGCTGTGCTGCTCGATCGCGCGGCCAACGACAGCGCGGCGACCGTGCGCTACGTCAACGATCTGCGCCCGCAGTCGCGCGACAGCAATGGCAACCTGGTCAGCACCTATGACCGCCGCACGTGGCACCCCACGCTGCAGGACGTCGAGCCCGGCGGCGAGCTGCGCAACAGCGTGATCGCCACGCTCGTCGCAGTGCAGTTCGGCGCGGTGCCGATCGATCCGTCCAAGCCGTTTGACCCTGAGAAGCTGAACAACTGCCTGTACGTTGGCCTGGACAACTACGATCCGCAGCAGGACGGCATCAGCGGGCGGTTCATCAAGATCCAGCCGTACAAGCGTTGGGACTTCGCTTGGTGGGGCGATGAGGGCGCGCTGCGCCGCCTGCCGCCGGACCTGCCCGGCTGGCAGGCCTGATGTCGGCGCTCGTGACTGTTGTGGTGGTGGCCGTCGTGGCGTCGGCGGCGGGCTTCGCCGTCGGCTGGAAGGCGCAGGACGGCCGCGTGCGCGCCGCGCAGCAGAAGCTCGTCGCGCGCGACGCGACGATCCAGCGGCAGCGCGAGGGCAACATCGCGCTGTCCGAGGCACTGGGCCGCCAGCGCGGCGCGGTATCCGCGTGCGTTGCAGCGTCGGAGGAACGCGAGAAACGGGGCGACGTGGCGATCGCCGAGGCCCGACGGTACGTGGACAGCGTTCGGCCGCAGATTGACGCCCTGAGCGCTCAGATTCGCGCCAGGGAGCCCGACCGGACGTGCGAGCAGGCCTTGGCCGAGATGCGGGCCGATCTGCTGCGGTGAGCCCGGCAGTCGTCAGCTTCTGG